GCCGAGCTGGCCGCGGCGCAGGGCATCGTGCTGGGCGCCGTACGCGGCCTCGCCGGATGGCGCCTCGACGATGTCCGCGCCGACTACGTCGCCGCCACGCCTGGCGGCGGCCGATACCTGGCGGCCGATGTCATCGCCGCAGTCATGATCGAGCTGTAAGGAGAGACGATGGTCGCTGACCCGCAGATTCTGAAAGTGGTCGTGTTCACGCTGGGCGCGACCGACTTCTCCGACGACGCCCTCGATGTCCAGGTGGTGCCCGAGCCCGGAGCCGTCCAGGCCGTCACGACGCTCGACGGCGTCGTGCACCAGGACGCGGCGCCCGAGTCGTGGGCGCTGCGCGTGCGCGCCGTGATCGACTGGGACTCCACGCGCCCTGGACTCGCCCACTACCTGTACGACAACAAGGGCGATACGGTCACGTTCACCCTCAAGGACACGACCGCGGCCAACAGCACCGCCAAACCGCTCATCACCGGGTCATGCACCCTGGTCCCCCTCCCCTACGGCGGCGACGGCAACGTGTTCGCCGAGGGCGAGGTGCTGCTGCCGATCGACGGCACGCCGACGCTCGACGACACGCCGTAGGGCGCGATGGCCCGCAAGCAACCTGTCGTCCAGGTCGAGGGCGCCCGCGAGGTCCGCAAGGCCATGAAGCGCATGGACAAGCGCCTGGACGACATGAAGGACGTGCACCAGGCGGCGGGCGAGCCCGTGGCCGAGGAGGCGCGCGTCCTGGTCCCGGTCGATGACGGCGACCTCCGCGGCTCGATCCGCCTGGACCGGCGCGCTGCCGGCGTCGCCGTCCTGGCCGGCAAGCGCGCCATCCCGTACGCGGGCGTGATCCACTTCGGATGGGCGGCCCACGGCATCGAGCCTGACCCGTTCCTGTATGAGGCGGCCGACGCCCGCGCCGATGAGGTCCGCGATCGCTACGCCGCCGGCATCGCCGACATGGTGGAGCGGTACGACCGCGAGACACCGGACAACCCATGAAGGAGACGAACGACGATGACCGACACCGAGACGGCGCCCGAGACGTTCGTGCTGGACATCGCGACGCTGACCCTGGGCGAGATGAGCGCCGTAGAGCTGGCGTCGGGCAAGTCCTTCGACAAGCTGCTGATGGCGGGGTCGGCGTCGAGGCGCCTGGTGGGCCTGTACATCCGCGAGCTGCGAGCCCCACGATCGCCGAGCGACGAGCCCATGCCGAGCTGGTCCGATCTCGCTGGCCGCCGGCTTACCGATCTCTGATCCTCGACTGGGCGCTGGCCCTGGGCTGGACGCCGTCTGAGGTCGCCCGCCTGACCGTGGGCGACCTGGAGTACATCGCGCACCGCCTGGAGGCCCGACGTGGCGCGCGGCGATAGCACCATCCGCGTCGCGATCATCGGCGACGCCAAGGGCCTCAAACAGGAGCTGGGCGAGGCCGAAAAGGGCATCAAGGGATTCAGCGTCAATGCCAAGGCGCTCGTCGGCGCGATCGGCGCCACGATCGTGGCCGATCAGCTCGTATCGTTCGGCAAGACGGCCCTGGCCGAGGCCGACCGCCTGGGCGATGCGACCAAGCGCCTGGAGCTGCAGCTTGGCGGCCTGTCCGATCAGCTCGTGGAATCGTCCGATGACTTCGCGCACCTGGGCCAATCGTCGCAGGACGTGCTGGAGCTGGAGGCGGCCTTCGCCGACGTGGCAACGTCGCTGGGCGTGGCCGATCCGCTCATCGCCGGGTTCGCCGATGAGGCGGCGGCCACCGCCGCCGCGGTGGCGCTCATGGGCGACCAGGACGCGGCCTCCGTTATCGACCTCATCGGCAAGGCCGCCGGCGGCTCGCAGAAGGCGCTCAAAGCCCTCGGCATCAACCTCTCCGATGCCGAGATCGAGGCGCGTGCCCTGTCTGCCACCGGCAAGACCAATGCCGCCGAGCTGACCAAGGCCGAGAAGTCGGCCGCCGCCTACGCCCTGGTGTTGGAGAAGCTGCAACCCAAGCTCGTCGCCGTCACCGAGGCCGGCGGCGACTTCGAATCCAAGACGGCCGAGATCGACGCCAAGCTCGAAACCCTCACGGCCAAGATCGGCGGGCACCTGGAGGGGCCGCTCAACGATCTCCTCGACTGGATCATCCGCGGCATCGAGGGCTGGGAGATGCTGGGCGATCGGATCGACGAAATCCCGCAGCTCCTGCGCGACATGCTGGGCCCGCTCGGCGATGTCATCGACCTGTGGCGCGACTTCGTGGGCCTGACCGACGAGGCCGGCGTGCAGGGCAGCCCGTTCACCCTGGGCCGCCCGCCGGCGCCGCCGACGCCGCACCAGGTAGCGCCCGTGGCCGGTAGCGGCAACGGGGCGTTCGTGACCATCAACGTGCCGCCCACGGGCGCCCAGACGGAGGCGGCCGTCGTGCGCGCCCTGCGCGAGTACGAGGCCCGCAACGGTCCGCTGTCGTGACCGATCTCAACGCGACGCAAGGCACCATGACATCGGGCCAGACCGGCGCCTACGGGGCCGCGCCGGCGAACCCCGGCAACGGCAATGACGGCGTGGCCCAGAGCGACAGCATCCGCGCATCCTTCGCGTCGGGCGGCGGCACGCTCACGTTCTACTGGATCGCCGACCTCGGATCGGCCGAGTACGTCGACGTGATGACCGTGTACGGCCCCGACAACGCGGCCTACGACTGGGAAGCCGGCATCGAGGTGGCGCGCAGCGCCGACGCCGTCGCCTGGGAGGTCGTGACCCTCACCGAGACGATCGACACGGGCACGTACGCCGAGGGATTCACGGGCGGCGCCGATCGCGCCCGCCATACGTACACCTTCGACGACACCGAGCGCGCGCGGTACTGGCGCCTGCAACAGACGGTCACCGGCTCCGGGTTCAAGTCGCACCTGGGCATGAGCGCCTGGCTGATCAACGAGGGCACCGCGCCACCTGGCCCGCCCGACGGCGAGCCCGCGGGGCCGCCCTCCGAGCTGCCGGTGAAGGAGGACGATCCGGGCGCGGCCATCCTGGAGGTGTACGTCATCGAGGCCACGGCGCCGCGCTGGGATGTCGCCCTCTGGGACGACTCGTACGTATGGGGCGAGGGCGGCTGGATGGACATCACGCCGCAGGGCATCGTGGCCGACATCCGGTGGGGCGCCGACCAGGCCCACCACGGCATCCTGGCATCGACCCGCGCCGCGACGTGGACCGTGACGACGCACGACCCCGAGCGCGTCCTGGACCCGGCTAACGCCGAGGGGCCGGCGTACCCCCAGGTGGTGCCGTTCCTTCCGATCCGACTGCGCCACCGCGCGGCCACCATCCGCACCGGCTACCTGGAGTCGATCGAGTACGACTACCGCACCGATCGCGGCCTGTTGCGCGCGACCGATGCCATCGGGCGCATGAGCGCCGCGACCGTGCCGCCCGACCAGGTGCCCTTCCTGGCCACGCAGCTCCACGCTCGGGCGCGCGACGCGATCGCGGCCGCAGGGCTCGACATCGCCGTGCCCGAGGGCAACGCGCCGTGGGGTCCGGTCGAGCTTGCGCCCCTGGCCGACGGCACGTACACCGTGTGGGCGATCATCGCGGCCTCGGCACAAGAGGCGCTGTACGTGCCCTACCTCGACAAGGACGAGCGCCTACGGTTCCGCCCCTACGCCTACCCCAACAGTCGCGGCACGCGCATCGAACAGGACGAGCTTGTGGACCTCACGGTCCGCATGGACCACGACGGCCTGTACAGCGCGGTCGCCCTCACCGACTACTCCGACTCCAGCACCGAGATCGTGCATGCCATCACGCCCACGCCGGCGTACGGCAAGCGCGTGTACGACCGCAACCCGGCGCTGACCATCGAGGGCGCCGACTGGGCCGACGCCGTCCTGGCCGATCGCGGCGCGCCATCGGTGCGCCTGGTCCCTGGGCGCATCCGGCCGTTGACGGCGACGCGCGTGGAGACGTTCGCCAAGCTGTTGCAGATGGAGTCGGTCGCGATCGCCCACGAGCTGGCAACGCCCGCGGTCGAGGCCCAGGCGCGCGTGCTGGGCCTGCGCGTGCGGGTGGAGTCATTCGGCCCCGCGCGGCTCCATTGGGAGTGGACGCTGGACACCGCGAGCGCCGGCGTGGGGCCGCTGATCGCCGACTACCTGGGCGAGCTGCCGCCCATCGACTACCTGGTGGACGACGCCGACGGGGAGTACCTGTATCCCGACGGCGTCCTAGTGACGGAGCCGCTATGACGACACGCAAGGGTTCTGACAACCGATTTCCGCTCGTGCGTATCCTGCGCGACGCGGACACCCCCGACACCCCCCCGGCGGGCGAGATCCACCTCCGCGTCGATGACGACGGCCTGATCTACACCGTGGACGAGGATGACAACATCGTGATGCTTGGCGCGGCCGGCGGGTCGGTCGCCACCGACGCGATCTACAACGCCAAGGGTGATCTCCCGGTCGGCACGGGGGCCGACACGGCCGCGCGCCTGGGCGTCGGCACCAATGGGCACGTGCTCACCGCGGATTCGGGCGAGACGACCGGCATCAAGTGGGCGGCCGCGGCCGGCGGCCTGGGCGCCTGGACGAGCTATACGCCGACGTGGACGGCATCGACCACGAATCCGACGATCGGCAACGGGACGCTGCAAGGCTACTACAAGGCGCTCGACGCCTCGACGTACCTGGTGGAGATCAGCCTGGTCCTGGGCTCCACGA